GGCATTGCTAAGTTGAAGCTCGACGGCTTGTGTGTTATATCCAAGCCCGGTGGCAATCCAGAATTCATGGCCTAACCGCGATCCAGGTAAATACGTATCAGTTAGTTGATATGTTTCGACTTCAGCCATCCAGCTACTATTAACAGCATCTTGCACCCAACTTAATGTTAATGGATTGGCAGGTAACAATAGTTGGCTACTGATATTATCGCCGCCTTTAGTTTTTTGCGCACCACGGTAAACAAACGGCAATAGGTTCCAGTTCTGACCGTTAAATGAAACGGCACCTTCTGTAAAGAAATTCTGCCATCGTTGCACTGCACCTGTTGGCGCTGTAAAAGTAACAAAATTACCAATTACAAATAAACTCATCTTAAACCTACCTGTCTGCGGTAAGCAGGTGAATTACGCATCTGCGATGATACCTGAGCAGCACCAGCTTTAGCGCCTGCGGAAGCAGCCCGCTTTTCTGTCGCTATCATCGCTGCTTGCAACTGGTCAGTGCTGACATAATCCTGCCCCAAGAACCTAGTTGTTTCAAAGCTCATTGATAATACAGGAGTTGCCGCTGCGCCAGAGCCCATTGCATCACTGCTGCTACTGCCGCTACTGCTACCGCCTTGGCGCTGGTAACGCGCCATTGCTGCTGCCGTAGCGTCCGCTGGGAAAATAGTGCCCGAGGTACGTGGCACGAACAACTCAGGGCCTTTCTCGCCGACCAGTGATGCCTTGCCAACTGGTGGGGTGCCACCAGCAGCAAACATCTTGATGCCGCCAAATTGCGCCATATCCAAGCCAGGGATGCCGCCGCCAAAGGCTGTGCTTGTGCCTGCGCTAAATCCGCCGCCGCTCAGGATGCTAGAAGATGGCCCCGTCAATGAACTTAATAAACTTTTAACGCCAAACGATATAAGCATCTGGCCAATATCTTTTAATACGTTAGACATTACTTCCTGCAAGCTTTTAGCGCCTGTTATAGCACTATCAATAGCGCTGACCATACCTGACTCAATGCTACTGTTGATTCCTTGGACAAGATCTTTCATTCTTTGCTTTTCATTTACAAGCCTTGTCGTAGCTTCAGCCGCCTTCTCTAACGCAATAGCTTGTTCTTTTAAAGCTTGTGTGCTAGAAAGTTGAGTTGTTAAATCTGTTTGCAATTGTTCACTTAAAGCAAGTGCTGCGCTTCGATCTTTTTCTGAATTTTCCATAATCTTAGATTCAATAATTGCCCGGTTTCTTACACTTGTTAGTACCTTGTCTTGATTTTCGGCTGCTTTTTCTATTGATAAAACTTGATCAGCAAGAGCAGGATTTAAACCGCTTGAAATTAGATCATATAGTCTTTGTTGAGTTGAGATTTGATCTATTAGGCTTTTCTTTTGATCGTTTAATGGTTTTAACGCTTCTTGCCTTGCTTCCCCTAATTTATCTAGCACATTTTTTAATACATTATTACCTGCAATTTCTTTTGCTGTTGATTGGCTTTGCTCCAACTTCTTAGCAGCTTTCTCGGGGGGGCCCATTTGTTCGAGAAATTGCTTTCGCGTTAGCATTCCTTGTCCTTTAGGAACTTTTTCTGTGTAATGAGTCATTACATCTGACTGGCCTCTAAAGTCCGATTGGCCCTTGGGCCGTGTCTCTGCGGGAGTGATGATCCTCCCAACGCCAGCTTCGCTGCTATCAGCCCGCTGCTTTGTTGGCCTTAGATGTATATTTGGATCTGGCAACGTAGGATAAGCTGGGGCTTGCTGGCCAGTTCTTACCTCTAAAATTATTCTTTTTACTTCCTCAGCGCCAGTTATCATTTTTTCTTTTAAAGCGTCTCCTACTTTTTGCAAAATATCAGCGGTACTTCTTGTGTAAGTAAGTTGGATTTTACCAATTTGCTCGGCGTTAGTAATTTTAAATTGTTCAAGCTGCCTTTCTCTTTGTAAATTATTGTCTTCAGCGTTCCGTTTTAGTTGAAGTCGTTCTTTTTGAGCGTCTTGGGCTATGTTGCTTATTTTTTCAGCAGCGTCTACGCCTTCTGTCCCAAGACCCAAAGATCGCAATTCTTCTCTTTCTTTATTAAATCCAATATTTTTATCTAATTCATTGCTGCGATTTCTTAAATCTTGAATTTCTCTTTCAGTTTTTAATCTTTGGTCGGCAAAGTTACGCTCTAATTCGATTGAACGTTTTATTGCTGCTTCTCTTATATCGGCTACTTGCTCTTCGGTTCTTTCAGCTAATTCACGTAGTTGAATTATTGCTTTTTGTTTGATATCTGCTATTGCTTTTGCCCTGTCAGCTTCATCTGTACCTTTTGGGAAATTAGATGGCGCTTTACTTATGAGCCGGCCAGTGGCAGTGTCGTATACGTTCCCTGACTCGTCAGTGTACATTGTGGTTGAGCCTGCTTCTATTAACTTTTGCTGTCCAGTTTTCTGTTTAGGAAGAAATTTCTCTATTTGTTTTAGTGCGTTTACAAGCGGGCCAATATTTAATACTGTAGCAGCAATATTTAAATTAAATTTATCAAAATAATCAGTAAAAGTTTTTTGTGAGCTCTCACCAAAAACACTAAGGATTTGTGTTTTTATTTTTTTATTCTGTTCGTACAGGGCTTCTAACGCAAATATTGTTGCGTTAGTAAGATTTGTTATTGAATCTTGAAACTCTGAGCCAATAGGTTGAAACGCTTGCCCAACTTTAAATTTGACTTTATCCAACGCAATTGTCATGCGTGCGCCAGACTCTTCTGTTGATGCCGCCATTTTGGCGGCTGAAGCCCCATATTGATCCGTAAGATATTGCGCTGTCTTCATTAAATCATTGAGGCCAACTTCTCCGTTCTCAAGCGCTTTTTGCAACTCTGGACCGGTTTTGCCAGAGGCTTTGGCGATGGCAGTAAATGCTCCAGGCAACCGTTCGGCAATTTGATTGATTTCTTCAGCACTAACTTTTCCTTTTGAAAATATCTGCGTTAATGCTGTCATTGCACCAGCAACTTGCTCAGCTCCGCCGCCAGTTGCCTTAATTGCTTGAGTAAACCCGCGCATTACAATTTGCGCATCGTTTACATTACCGCCAGCGCCAATAACAGATGCTGATAATTTTGTAAATCCTGCTGTTGCTTCTTTAATCGGTACGTTAAGAGATGTGCTAATTGAACTAATAGCATTTTGTGCTGCCGCATATTCGTCGGACGTTTTTGTAACGCCTTTTAACGCAATATTTAGTTTAGTAATTTCAGACGAATAGGTTGCGGTGTCACCTATGGATTGCCTTAACATACCAACTTGTGCGCCAATAGCACCACCAACTAATGCACCGCCGGGGCCACCAAAAGCGCCTATGGTCGCGCCTAAAGCACCTTCAGGGCCTCCAAATACACCAGCAGCAGCTACAGCACCTACAGTTTGACCTGCGGTAGCAAGTCGTTGACGGCGTTGCGCAATTCTTTGTTCTGCTTTCTCTCTAATTGATGCGGCATTATTAACCCGGTCGAGAAAGTCACGCCCAGCAATATCGGCCTGTTGTTGATGCTTTGCCTGCTGTTTCTTAAATGCAGCATCTTGCTGCTCAATTTCTAATTGATTATATTTTTCTTGTATTTGTAATTTCTCTTGACGCTTTCTATTGGTTATATTATTCATCTGGTCTAACGCTGACTCAAGCCCTGTCAACCCTTTAGTCGTAGCCTCGTAATCTAATTGTTGCGGGCCCAATTGTGGGCCACCAATGTTTTGTTGTTTCCTGCGCCAATATTCAACATCATTAGTTTGGAACCCTAACCTTGGAGCAGGTTCTAATTTTTCAGCAGGACGCCCCATGCCTTGCAGGCCTTCTTTCCCGCCAGTTATTGGGCCAGCACTTGATCTAAATTGTTTAGCTGCTGTATTAGCAGCATTAAAACGATTTTCTACTGTTTTTAAATCATTACTAAGATCACGATATTCTTTACTTGTAAGTGCAACTTGATCTTTTAATGATTTTAATACTGTTACCGATGTGCGCAGATCACTTGTTGATGCTTCAGACGCATTGCCTAAAGATTTAGCTGCATCACGTAATTTATTTATATCTGCCGCTGCTGGTTGCGCTGTATTTTGTAAAGAACGTACAGCAGACTTTAAACCTTCAACTTGTTCAAGGCCACTGACCAGAGCCTTAATTGTAAATTCAGTTGCAGGACTAGCCATTTTTATTCATCGCTCCTAATGCAGCAGCTTCCATGACCTGCAAGCCTTCAAACATCTCGCGTTGGTCACTGACGCCGTACATTTCAAACGCCCATCTGATCGCATTATAGTCTAACCCAGTAGCACCGCCCATTCCAACACGCCATTGCGTTTGCACACGTAAAAACATTACAACTGTACCCCAGTTGTCTTCCCACACTTCAAAGTCAGTAGATTGCTGCGGCAAGTTGGGCTTATTTATGCCTAATCCTGCCGCATCTTTTGCCGTATCATCTATAACGCCGCCACTTGCCCAATGCTCAGCAGCGGCTTCTAGTTTTTTCTTTTTGCTCCAGTCAGGCTAGCAAAAAATGCTTGCACGATAGCACCAGCAACTAATGGCACATCAAGTAGTTTACCTAATGCTTCATTGCTATAAGGCACATCAGCACCTTTGGCATCTGTAACACCTTTCCAGCCTGTAATTACTTCACGCGCAAATTCAGCATCCTTAATGGTGTCTGTGTTGCTGCGTTCAATTACTTGTTCAATTCGTGATTGTGGCAGCCGCTTAAATTCAGCATCAAAAGTTTGCTTTTCAAAGCGGCCACCATCAACTGGAAATTCAACAGTAACAGGCCAACTGTAGCTATCGGATTGAGCAAGAACAAATGCCATGGTGTCTAGGTAAAGGCAAGGGATAATTCGTCATTGCCTGCCGCTGTTGGTGTTGCAACATAAGGCAGGTTTAACATTGCGATGCCGTTCAT